ACGGGGCACGTCAAGATGCCCGCTGAAATTCAGAACCTAAAGATCACCATCGGTGGGAGCACCTACAAGATTGGTATCGGAGGTCTTCACAGTCAAGAGTCAGAGGTCGCACACCACAGCGACGACGAGACAATACTGGTGGACCGTGATGTGGCGAGCTACTACCCGGCCATGATGTTGAATATGAACATGGAACCCGGCGGCTTTGGGCGCCACTTCAACCCGATCTACAGATCCATCTTGGATGAGCGTCTTGAAGCAAAACATGCTGGGGATAAGTCCAAGTCAGACTCTCTAAAGATTGTTCTCAATGGGACGTTCGGTAAGACATCAAGCAAATACAGCACATTGTATTCTCCAGACTTTATGATCAGGACAACTCTGTCTGGGCAACTAACTCTGCTCATGCTGATCGAGGCACTTGAGAAGCGATCTATCCCTGTCGTATCGGCCAACACTGACGGTATCGTTATCGAGTGCCCACGTGACAGGCTCGATGAAGTCAACACCCTGATTGGGAAATGGGAGAAGCACACAGGGCTCGATACAGAAGAGACAGTGTATAAATCACTCTATTCTCGTGATGTGAACAACTACATTGCTGTGAAGCCCGACGGCACCGTCAAGGGTAAGGGTGTTTTCGGTCCAGTCACTCTGTCAAAGAACCCGCAGAGTCCGATCTGTCCGTTGGCTGTTATTGAGTACCTAACAAACGGGGTGCCGTTTGACGTAACAATCAAGGGGTGCACAGACATTTCCATGTTTCTATCGCTGCGCACAGTGACGGGCGGTGCAGTCAAGGATGAGGTTCCACTGGGCAAGGCTATTCGCTGGTATTACTCCACGGAAACCTCAACCAACATCACCTATCTCAAGAATGGAAACTCAGTTCCGAAGTCAAAAGGTGCCAAACCTTTGATGGATATACCAGACGAGTTCCCTAGCGATGTTGACTATGGATGGTATATACGCGAATGTGAGTCCCTTCTCATGGACTTGGGTGCAAAGGAACGGCCCTTTGTAGAAAAGATACCTCGCAAGAACAGCAAGGCTTGGAAAAACCTCGTTGAGCTCGGGGAGATTGTGGAAAATGATGAAGGGAAATGGGAGTGGGTCGATGTACGATGAAGAAAAGAAGGAGCTGAAAAAGCTCCAAAGAAAACGTTACGATCTTGAGCGCAATCTGCAAAAAATGGAACAGCAATGATCAAAGAGCTGGGGGTTTCAAAATGAGTAAAGCAGGCACATGGTCCTTCAGCAGGATCAAGGCATTCGAGCAGTGCCCGAAACAATTCTACCACGAGAAGGTGCTCAAGCAGTATCCTTACGTGGAAACCGAGGCGATGCGCTACGGCACAGAGTTTCACAAAGCCTGCGAGGATTATATAGGCGATGGCACTCCCATCGACCCGCGATTTGCTTTCATTGAGCCGACCCTCAAAAGCTTGAACAACAAGAAGGGTAAAAAGATACCCGAACAGAAGCTTGGGTTGACTGCGGATTTGGAGCCGTGTGGATTCTTTGACAGCAATGTATGGTTCCGCGGAATCGTTGACCTTGTGATCATTGACGAGGACGATGGGGTCGCTTGGATCGTTGATTACAAGACTGGAAAGAACTCCAAGTATGCCGACAAGGGGCAGCTTGAGCTCATGGCTCTGACAATCTTTGCTCATTATCCACAGGTCAAGACGATCAACGCGGGCCTCCTGTTTGTCATCGCAAAGGACTTCATAAAGGCGACCTATAGCGTAGACGACAAGGCAAAATTGTGGACCAAGTGGTTGGCCGAATATGGTAAGATGGAAAAGGCGTTTGAGGCAGATGTTTGGAACGCGCGCCCCTCTGGTCTGTGTCGGCAATACTGCCAAGTGCTAGAGTGCCCCCACAACGGAAGGAACTGATATGCCATATGTGAACAAACCTCGCCCCTACAAGAAAGAATACCAACAGCAGAAAGCCCGAGAAGGTGAACACGAGCGCCGTATGGAGCGCCAACGAGCACGGAGGGCGATGGACAAGACAGGCAAAGACGCCAACGGCAACGGCAAGGCTGACAAGCGCGAGGGGAAGGACGTGAGCCACAACAAAGCCCTGTCCAAGGGCGGCTCAAACAAAGACGGTGTGCGCATAGAGAGTTCCTCGAAGAACCGTGCACGTAACTATAAAAAGAAAAAGTAGGTCCACACCTACGCGGAGAACAGAATGAAAATTGTAAAAAACAAGGCTGTTGTGGTGTCTGTTGAGCACCCTGCTCAGATCACATCGACGATACCAAAGAGCAAACACCTTGGAGAAGGACAGGTGGCGGTGCACTGGGGCATCTCTGAGTCACATACTTTGCGGAGCTTGAACATCGACGTGCCTTCCCCGATCACAGGTCGCTACACTTGGACGGGCAAATACGCTCCGATGAAGCACCAAGAGGCCACTGCGGCCTTCCTGACAATGAACAAGCGAGCGTTCTGCTTTAACGAGCAAGGGACCGGGAAAACCGCATCGGCCATCTGGGCAGCGGACTACCTGTTGTCTCAGGGTGTGATCAACCGCGTGTTGGTTATATGCCCCCTCTCCATCATGGACTCGGCATGGCGTGACGACCTGTTCACCTTTGCTATGCACCGAACGGTTGACGTGGCTTATGGGGCCAAACCAAAACGCAAGAAGATCATCGAGGCAGGGGCAGAGTTTGTGGTCATCAACTACGACGGTGTCGAGGTTGTTCTGGATACCATTCGGGACGGTGGGTTCGATCTGATCATCATCGACGAGGCGACACACTACAAGAACGCGCAGAGCAAGCGCTGGAAGACCCTGAACAAGTTGTTGGGAGAAGATACGTGGTTGTGGATGATGACAGGGACACCAGCTGCACAGTCCCCCCTAGACGCATTCGGCTTGGCCAAGCTGGTTAACCCCAACAATGTGCCCCGCTACTTTGGTAGTTTCAGGGATCGTGTGATGTATAAAGTAACCCAGTTCAAATGGGCACCGAAGGAGAGCGCAACCGAGGTTGTGTATGATGCGCTCCAGCCTGCAATCAGGTTCACAAAGGAGCAATGTCTCGATCTACCTCCCATGACATACACCCGACGTAACGTGGAGCTTAACCCCACGCAGAGCAAATACTACAAGATGCTCAAGAACCGTATGGTAATGGAGGTTGCAGGTGAGGACATCACCGCCGTGAACGCGGCTATCGTTATGAACAAGCTCCTGCAGATATCGTCGGGGGCGGTCTATAGCGACGAAGGTGAGACTGTGGAGTTCGACATCTCCAACAGATACAAGGTTTTGAAAGAGGTCATCGACGAGAGCAGCCAGAAGGTTCTTATCTTTGTTCCGTTCAAGCACGCCATCCGCATGGTCACCGAACGGCTCCACAAGGATGGGATCACGGCTGAGGTTATCTCGGGCGACGTGAAGGCACATGACCGAACCGAGATTTTCCGTCGTTTCCAAGACGACCCCGACCCCAGAGTTCTGGTTATCCAACCACAGTCGGCAGCCCACGGCGTTACATTGACCGCTGCCAACACTGTTGTATGGTGGGGGCCCACATCTTCACTTGAGACATATGCGCAGGCCAACGCCCGTGTTCACCGCAAGGGGCAGACGCACAAATGCACCGTTGTTCAGCTCGCAGGTTCCCATGTGGAGCGTCACGTTTACAAACTGTTGGATAACAGAATTGACGTTCACTCAAAAATAATTGACCTCTACAAGGAACTGCTTGACTAAGTTACGTTCTGATACTATAAAGTATGAATAACAACAAAACGCGGAGAAGAAATATGACTGTTAAGGTAGACCAGTTGACCAAGGAATACATCGAGCTTCGAGACGAGAAGCGCGTGTTGGGGGCAGAGTTCAAAGAAGCGGACAAAGCCGTCACCGAGAAAATGGACGCCATTAAGTTTCAACTGTTGCAGCACTGCAAAGACAACAACGTCGATAGTGTTCGCACATCAGAAGGGCTGTTCTATCGGTCCGTTAAACAGCGTTACTGGACAAGCGACTGGGAAGCGATGCACCAATTCGTATTGCAAAACGAAGTCCCTGAGTTTTTCGAGAAGCGCCTCAACCAAACTGTGCTCAAGCAGTTCCTCGAAGAGAACCCTGACGTTCTACCGCCGGGCCTCAACGTAGACTCTGAGTACGTCGTGTCAGTGAGGAAATAATGACTGATCAACCATACGTGCAAATCGCAGATGTGGCTCGCCACTTTGTAGTCTCAGTCTCAACAATCCGTGCATGGGTTAGGAAAGGGATCATACCCCGCAACACCTACCTTAAGGCAGGGGATACCTACCGCTTCAAGCTTTCCGAAGTGGAGGCTGCGTTGAGATCCTCAGAGGAAGACGAGACTTGTGAAACACCTGCGCCCATTGGCAACGTGGACTCAGATACCCAACTCGAGATGGACTTCGATACATCCGAGCCAACACCATCAACAACGGCCATTTATAGCCGCAACCTAGACGGAGAATAACTATGTCAGATATGACACTCTTTGAAGGCAACTCACTTGTGAGCAGCGATCTTTTCAAAACGCTTCTTGAGACAGACGACAAACTTGCAGGTAATGGCGGTGGCGCAGGCGTCCCACGCATCAGTATCCGTGGTGGTCGCTTCCGTCAGATCGTCGCCGGTGAGCAGGTCAATGTTAACAGCTCGGGCTCACTCAAGATCAACATCGTCAACGCTGCAAATATTGCTCGCACATACTTTGAGGGCGAGTATAACCCCGACAACCCTGCTCCGCCCACATGTTGGTCAGCAGATACCAAGGTTCCTTCGCCAGATGTCCCCGAAGAAGGTCGCCAAGCCGCGCGCTGCATGGACTGCCCGATGAACATCAAAGGTTCAGGTGCAGGTGACAGCCGAGCATGCCGCTTCTCCCAACGTCTTGCTATCACTCTCGAGGGTGCGAATGATGAGGTGTATCAAATCCAGCTTCCAGCAACGTCACTGTTCGGTGAGGCAAAGGACGGTCGTATGGGTATGCAGGCCTACGCCAAATACCTCAAGGCACACAAGACACCCTCCATGGCTGTTATCACAGAGATGTATTTCGACGAGAACAGCGATACGCCGAAGCTCTATTTCAAGCCAGCACGCCCGCTGACTGAGGAAGAGTTGAAGCAAGCTCTTGTAAATCGCGATAGCGATGAGGCTCAAAAGGCGATCACTATGACAGTGTCCAAAACGGACGGTGGCTCTGCTGACAAGCCCAAGGCTGAGGCAAAGGCTGAGGCAAAGGCTGAGGCAAAGGCTGAGGCAAAGGCTGAGGCAAAGGCTGAGGCAAAGGCTGAACCAAAAGCTGAGCCCAAGGAAGAGGGTTTGTCTTTCAGCGAGACGGCTGACGAAGAGCCAAAGGTGACCACAAAGAAGGCAGAAAAGCCCGAGGTCAATGACGAAGATATTGACGATCTGGTTGACGGCTGGGATTAACCCCCACCTTTAGCTAACATGGCGGGGCGCAGCTGCATTGGCTGCGCCCCTGCTAAACACTCAATACCGTCGGGCGGACACAATGAAAACACAACAATTTTTAGATACGGTAATCGGCGACGAAGGTTACTACTGCATATTCGCAGTGCGTGGTGAACGTCGGGTGCAGAAGTTCTACAAGACAATTCAAGAGGTCGTCATAGCGTCTGAGCATTTTGACGACGACGGGTTTGATGTTTACTACGCCCTCGCCACTTTCGGCACAGCTGAGTCTCGTAAACAGCAGAACGTGAAGCAAATGCGTTCGCTTTACCTTGACCTAGACTGCGGCCCCAACAAAGAATTTCCGAGCCAGATGAAAGCAATCGACGCTCTCAAAAAGTTCTGCACAACGCTAGGTCTGCCTCGCCCAACTCTGGTTAGCTCAGGTCGCGGCGTGCACGTATACTGGCCCCTGATTGAGACAGCTGAGCCTGTGGAGTGGTTTCGTGTTGCGGAGCGCCTTAAGGCGGCTTGCGCTGAACAGGGTTTCGATGCCGACCCTGCAGTCACCTCAGACATGGCACGTGTTCTCAGGGTTCCCGGAACGCACAACCACAAAGACGACCCCGCAAGCCCTGTGAGAATGTTGGCCACCGCTGCTGAACCTGTTGGCTTGGTTGCGTTTGCGAAGCTTCTTGGCGGAACATTGAAGCCAGTTCTCCCTCCTATGGACCTCGGCCCTGATCCTGTGTTTGACGCTCTCATTGCCAACACTGAGAACAGCTTCGCCAACATCATTCGCAAGACAAAGGCTGGGCGCGGTTGCGATCAGATCAAGCACATCGTTCAGAATCAAGATGATATAGGCGAGCCGCTATGGCGTGCAGGGTTGTCAATTGCCAAGTTCTGCACCGACGGGGACAAGGCGGCTGTGGTTATGTCCCGCAATCACCCCGATTACGACTACGATGTGATGCAGAGAAAGCTGTACAACATTCGCGGGCCATATCTATGCTCTCGGTTTGACGAGTATAATCCCGGCATCTGCTCGGGTTGTCCTAACTTTGGAAAGCTGAAGTCACCTATCAACCTTGGCAAGGTTGTGTTGGAGGCTGATCCAGAGGAAGAGGTTGAGGTGCAGGAGCTCGGTGAGGTTAAGAAGATCACCATTCCAACCTACCCGAACCCCTACTTTCGTGGGAAGAACGGCGGCATCTACCTGCGGATCAAGGACGACGATGGTGACACGATTGAAGAGTGTGTTTATCACAACGACTTCTATATGTCTCGGCGCCTGTATGATGCTGAGCTTGGGGAGGTTGTTGTCATGCAGCTCCACTTACCAAACGATCCGAAGCGGGAGTTCTCTATCCCAATGCGGGACGTAACTTCGAAGGACGAGTTTCGTAAGGTGCTGGGCACCAACGGGCTCTCCGTTTATGGAAAAAACCTAGAAAGATTGATGGTATACGTTATGAAATGGATTGATGAACTACAAGCAACAGGCGGAGCAGACGAAGCTCACAAGCAGTTTGGTTGGGTCGATGACAATATGGACGCATTCGTGCTGGGTGATCGTCTGATCAAAGGGAATGAGGTTGAGTATAACCCACCGTCATCCCAGACAAAGGCATTGATCAAGGACGGCGCGTTCGACCAGAAGGGTGAGATTGAAAAGAGCCGATCCCTGCTGGAGTTCTATAACAAGCCCGGTTTTGAGATGCACCAGTTTGTTGTGGCATCCGTTCTCGGCTCAGTTCTCATGGAGTTTACGGGATTGAACAGCCTTGCGATCAATCTCTACGGCAAGTCAGGTGTGGGCAAAACCACTGCCATGATGGCAGGTCTGTCCATATTCGGCGACCCCATGCTCTTGATGAACCACCGCAATGACACGCACAACTCTCGCCTAAACCGTGGTGAGGTGATGAAGAACCTCGCGCTGTGCTCTGACGAGATGACAAACATCAAGAGCCACGAGGCCTCTGAGTATGTCTACCAGATGTCAGGTGGTCGCCAGAAGAACCGTATGTCCAGCAGCGGTAACACCGAGAGGTTCCGCGGAGATCCTTGGGCTTTGATTGCTATCTCCACCACCAACACAAGCTTGTGGGAAATTCTTAGCCGCGAGAAGGCACGTCCCGACGCCGAACTTCTTCGTTTGTTGGAGATCAACGTGCAGAAGCAGATCAAAGACCCTGCTCTGAAAGTTCAGACTGACGCGCTGTTTGAAGACTTCAAACGAAACTTCGGTTGGCTCGGCACAGAGTTTATCCAGTACATCATAAGCAACCGAGAAGAGTGTCGCACACTGGTGAAGGACGTTCGTTCCCGCATCGACAAAGCTGCTGACCTGTCATCTGAGCATCGCTTCTGGTCCGCCGGTGTGGCATGTGCAATCGCGGCAAACATCATTGCTGGACGTGTAGGCATCTTGAATTACAACACCGCCGAGATATTCAGCTGGGTTGTCGATGAGCTCAAGCAGCGCAAGGGATTTGTGAACGAGAGCGGCACCTCTGTGGAGACAACTCTGAACAACTACGCAGCTGAGAACTACAACAACATCTTGTGGATCAAGAGCACTGACGATTTGCGAGCAACAGGTGAGCATAGTGGGATCGACTCTCTCGTTGTCCCGGACGCCCTACCCAAGACCAAGTTGGTTGCTCGATACGAGACGGACACCAAGCGCTTCTTCCTGCTGCCGAAGCCTCTCAAAAACTGGTGCACTGATCAGCAGATTGCCTACTCAGAATTTGTCAAAGATTTGCAGGAGAAGATGGGTGCAACCAAACAGAAGATGCGTATCACCAAGGGCACACATATGAACCTGCCCGCAACGGATGTTATCGTCGTCGAGTTCAAGCTGGAGGAATAAGATGTCTGACAAGGTAATGAAGGTTGACGACATTGCACCGGACAGTGTTCGGATCGTGATCGACTGGGACGCGTTCACCGTTGGGGCTTCAATGTTCATACCTTGTGTGGATACGTCCAAGGCAAAAGAGCAGGTGAAGAAAATCGCCCTGCGTAAAAACTACGAAATTTTGGACAAGATTTGCGTGGAAAACAACATGTTGGGTATACGCTTCTGGAGAACCGCATGATATGGTGCCTTTGAACAGTCCATATTCTGTTCTCCGCTCTACTGCCCCCGCCTTGTGCGGGGGCTTTTTTTATTTGAAGAGCTGGAACCCTTGGTTGAACTCCTCGGCACTCTTGATCATCTCAGGTGAGTAGACGATACCGCCGCGCATCTTCTTGGTCGTGTTCTTGAACCCAACATTTGATTTCTTAAGAGCGTCACGGGTCAGAGCTTGGCCTCGATATAGAGGTGGAAGATTGCGGTTCCACTCTTGGATATCCTCAAGCGCTTCGCGAGCCCCATCGGCGTCACCTGCACGTCTCGCCATGTTGTATTTGCGAGTCAGCGACGTTCGTTTTGAGCGGATACCATCATACTTGCGACGTTCGTTTCTGTTGACCTCAAGCTGTTGGATGTAGGCCGCTGGGGAGAAGCCCAATGCTTGCACCGCAATGTTGTACCCGTTCAAGTCTTCAACAACTGCATCATCTCTACGGGTCAGTGCGCCCTCTGTTCCGAATCTACCGGCCTTCATAAGGTTTCGAACCGCCGTTGGAGCTGCAGCTTCCATACCGCGCCACACTTCCCCATCATTCATCAAACCCACACCGCGCAAGACGTTGTTGGCTGTCCCGATTGCAGGGCCACCGATCTGCTCGGCCAAAGTCCAGATCGGGCTCTGATCCTTGTCGATAATAGGTGGCTGATAGAGCATGCTGTTGAGGCTTGTGCGGGACGCAACATCGGCACCTGTGATGTAGTTTATCGGTCCCGAGTATAGGCCCTCGCCGAGAAGCTTACGTGTCGCCGATTCAAAGTCGTCCTCCCCGTCGTCTCGGAACAGGTTGTAGATCATGCCAATGGCGCCCATCATGGGCATACCTGAGGCACCTGTAACAAGACCGTTCACAAGGAGAAACTGCAGGAGTTGTTTGCGAGCCATTGCTCTCTCGGCGGGCGGTGAGTCTTTGAAAGCCTTGTCCACCATCGAAGACATCATGTGATACTTGTTGATGGCGAAGTTCTTATACATGAAGACCACGTTACCGAACGCGTTCTGTGCATAGACGGGCCGACCCGCCGCGGCGAGCGTGCCAAGGTTAACCTCCACGGCCTCCAGAGCTTTATCCGAGGCTTTCTTCTTATGTGCCAGCGTTGGTACGCTGTCTGATCCAGCCATGATCTTCTTGAGTTCGAGATTGTAAGCGGCAACCGCCAAGACCTCACGGTTATAGCGCTCAGAGTAGTGCATCAGAGCACCTGAGTATTTGTTCAAGCGTTCCATTGCCGCTGAAGTTCCGTCGATCTCCAGAGCCTCCTGCGTTACAGACGCCGCCAGTTGTCCACGCAGAGTAAGCTCCTCATAGAGGGTGTCCAGATCTCTGATATTTTGTGGAAGGTTGGGGTCGTTAAAGTCGTAATTGGCTACAGATTTGCCAAATCGTCCAAAGTCCACATCTCTCATTTCAACACCGTCGGCACCGTCAACCTCGATGGAGCGGAACGTCGGGGATGCTGCTAGGGCCCGGCTTGCGTCACCCATTGCACGGATGGTCGATCCCATGCCGTATTCACCACCAAGGTAACCTGAGGCCATGATCGTATCGAACACGGGGAGCATGGCAGAGGCGGGGCTAAGACCCATGGTTGCGGCAAAAGCGAGAGAGTTGATAGCTTGGGATACTGAGTTGACCTGAGGGTTCTTCGCAAACTGCGCCATCTCGTCCATGACATTTGCGATCAGGTTCGTATCCATGCTCTCTTTGTAACTAAGTCCAGACTCGTCGGGGCTAGAATTAAGCTTTCTTTGGAACTCCTGCAGAGCGCCTGAACCCTCAAGCTGCACAATTTGACGACCAAGGTTCAACCCTGTGCGACGTATTGTGCTGGCAAGGTTTGTGTCAATATCTATTTCAAGGTCACTATCAAGCGACCCGTCTGACAATGCGTCTGGGGATATGTCACCGAGAGCGCCTCTTACGTTCTTGCGTCTGCGCATGTTGTGAACAAGCGATCTCTCAGGCATGGCGTCGAGCACCATGTCAACCAGTTTTGTTTTCAGAGCAGGGTCTTTTATACCTGCACCGTCGATTTCCGTGAGGAAGTCCTTAACAAAAGAACCGTCAGGTCCGCCCTCATAGCTGTAATCCCGACTGCGTTTGCCCATGCTCATCTCTGAGTTCAGATCACCCTGACCACGGGACTCGTTGTAAGCCTGCACTCTGTTGGCAGCTGCCCGCATCTTTCGATCAGAAGCGTGGTAAGTTGTGAATGTTTCCACATTTCCAGTTCTGGGATCAGAGGCGGTGTACTGCAGGCGGAAGCCACCCTCGCGCGTCAGCGGGAAGTAGGGTGTTATGTGGCCGCTCTGTCTCACAAGAATGTCGAGAAGCTTGTCGATGGCGCGACGGCGAGCCGAACCTTCAGTGATGTCTTGGCCCATACGTTCCATAAGAGAAGAAACCATACGTTTCTGCAGGCTGGCGTAATAGTTCCGCGTCTGATTGTAGAGACGTTGTCCTTCGGGGCTCAGGTTTTTGAAACGAGCGCGAGCTTTGATGTAGTAGTCGCTCTTCTCAGGGGAAGGTGACTCTGAGGCATAGGCTGCAGTGCGACCCTTGGATTGGAAGTCCGTATTCAACTTGACCATAGCGGCGGCGCGAGCACCCTCTGTTGGATAGGACGAGCGTTTAATTTCACCTGTGTTTGTGTCAGCGTAAGCAAGCCAGAACTTGGAATATGGGTTTCCATCGAGAGAGCTGTCAACTTGCTCCAACGTATCATCGTGCATGATTGAACGTAGCAGATCGTGACCTTGGCGGTCTTCCCGGCGGAACTTGGCCATATCGTTCACCATGGCAGAGTTGACCAAGGCCAGCTTGTCGTAGGCACCTTTCAAGTTCTCAATAGCGTCGAGGAGGTCTTTTGCAAAAGGTATTTTGTCCTCGGCAAGGCGTACAAGGTTGCCGACTCTGAGAGACTTCAAACCAGCGCGCTTTACCATATCAGGAGCGTTGCTCGCAATGAAGTCACGCGTCATGTCATACCATTTGTCGCTGGTTCCCGCGCGAGGTTTGACCAGAGATTTGAGGGTGGCGATAGCTTCCTTGGGTGAAGTGTTCAGATACATCGGCGCAGCTGAGCGATACTGTGGTGCAGGAGCGAGAATGCTGTCTATGATGCGGTTTGTCTCGGCGAGGTTACCCATGTCCTTGGCCAATGCGCGGCGGATGATCTGCCTCACAGCGTTTGTAAACTTGTTCCACGGATTCATACCCGTGCTGTCCACCTTCGTTTGAGCAAGCATGGCTTGGAACTGGGGGTTACCCATGGCCTCCGCCACAAACTCATCCAAATTGCGAGTGCCGTAGACTTCACCGATCTGACCGCGGACATTGTCCCAAATAACACGCAGCTGTGCCGTTGTGGGTAGAGAGCGATTGGCCAGTGATGCAGCCGTCAAAGCATGCGCCATCTCGTGCATAACAGTGTGGCCATTCATGCCTGTGTTACGATTGATCTGGATCGTGTTTGTCTCTGGATTGAACATACCAGCAGCGTCAACACCGTTTGAGCCGTCGATTGAGCCAACGACCTCGACACGGGTATCACCAACAAGGTCAGCGAATCGGTTCGCCATCTTCTTCAGTGTCTTGTCTGTGCTATTGGTGGAAATTCCACGTAGCGCGCCTGACAAGTCGCCGTTCATAAGAGCCGATACGGTCGCGGTGTCGATGGGTGTGTCCACTGGGGTAGCGGCGAGCTGATACTTGTCCATGAACTCCTGAAGTTCTTTGGCGACCCCTTGGTCATTTCTTATATTTTCAGGGAATTGAACAAAGTTGGTCACTTCACCGTCGGTGTAGAATGTCCCCTCAACACCTGAATCTTTCAGAGCTTGCACATCTTCACTTTTGTTCAAGTCGAAATTTCTATATTTCCCCTTCTCCGTCTGTTGGACAAACTTGGACGGGTCAATCTGGCTTTCCACAATGTCGGAAGATCCAACAGCAATGGATGTGTCTTTTGGCAGCGTTGTGCTTTCACCTGCAATAGCTCTAACAATGTTCGGTCGATCTCTTGCGGAAAGGCCAACTTCCCTCAATGCAGAGTTTAGCTTTCGCATGTCATTGAGCGCGTCCCGTCGATTAAGCTCAACTGATTTTCCGTTAGGGCCAGTTAATGATACAGGAGGAACAACATCTTTGAATTTTTCAGCGACTCCGCGGTCCTGTGACCAATACTTGCCTATCCCGAAAGCTGCCTCTCCAACACCGTCACCTCCACCTTCACTTCTCTGAGCTCTGTATAGGGTTATTGTAGCGGGCTCATCGCTGACTGGAGCTGCAGCAGGCGCAGTATCCTGCACACGTCTTCCCAGTCCTCTTGCGTCAGGTGCGATAGTTTCGGCGGTATCTGCATCTCTGTCGAGGGTCCGTCCGCTTGGCTCCAAGCTTCGTCCACCGTCTTCAACGCCAATTCCAGCTCCAGACGGTCCAGTTGTGTCTTGGGCATCTTGTGTTCCTAGCAGTGCTTCAACCCGAGCAGGTAAGTCTGGTTTGTTCTTTCGCACGTATGTGTTGTTCGCATACTTGCGAAGCTCAGCTTGCACCTCAGGCTCATCCAAGGTTTTGCCCATAATCTTTTTGCGCACAGGGGCCTGCCTTGAAACACCGAGTTCGTTTAGCAGATCGTTGTCGATTGTCGCTGGCTCAACAGGTGTAGGCTCAACCGTAGAAGGTTCCACCTGTGACTCAGGTGCGGTAATAGGTGCTGTTCCACCAAACAAACCTTCTTGTGTTCTCAGGTCACCGCTATTGAAAAGTTCACCCTGTGTCCCAACAGTCGCATTGAGTGACATCTCAAGTTGTTGATCCGCACGTGCAGGTGGGGCGGGAATGTCTAGATCAAGCTGACGGCCTGTACGCTCCTCAGGTGTGAGAATGAGGGGGTCGGCAGGTGTTGTTCCCAGATTGTCTCCAGTGAAAAGCTCACCTTGTCCCTCTAGAACTACGGGCGCAGCTTCTGATACTTCCGCCACCTGATCTGGTTGAGGTAGGGGTTCTATTGTCGGCGCGGTTGGTGTTTCAACAGCAGGCTCTTCTTTAGGTGTGGGCGTTCTTCCACTCTCACCGAAACCCGGAGCACGGGCCGCTCCACCGAGCACGCCCCCTGCGATACCTGCGTCTATATATTCTTTGATTGCATCTTCGTCGTCGATTGCTAGGCCCGCTTGGGCACGCTCCAACATGGACTGGCCGATCTCCGTAAGACCTTCAGTTGTTGCACCACCAGCGGCACGGCTACCTGTGCGCACAAACAGACCCTTGGCACCACCAATGGAACCACCAGCGGGCTTGAACAATCCCGTTATGAGAAGTTTTGAAGCAACACCCTCGAGCGCAGACTGCCCAAAGGTGGACAAAAGAGCGTCCCCTAGATCAACAGATTCTTTCTCACCAGCGGCTACTTGCTCTTCCTGACGTTGTACGTTTCCGCCAAACAACAAGGGTGCTGAAACAAGAGCACCTGCAGCGATAGGGGCAACAATGGCACCTGCGGGAGCGAGCAATGTTGCTGCACCTGCTGCACCGAGTGAGGCACCCAGCTGAGGCACCTGCTCACCGGCAAGCTCTCCAAGGAATGTTAGACCAGACCCAAGACCCTGCACGTCTTGCCAGCGAGTTGGATCAGGATGAGCGATTCTAAGCGCACCGAGCTCTTGCCGTGCCGACTCTTCCAAACCTTCACCGAAGCGGTCAATGGCGCCGATGCCGGCCTTCTCACCGATAGTCTCGATGGTTGTACCGAGCAAAGATTTACTCTGTTGGACGCCCCGATCAAAACCACGCCCAAGCGCAGTTCCGTCGTCAAACTCAGGCGCTTCGCCAAAAACACGCTCAAACTTGCTTGAGTATTCGCCCTCTGCATTTTTTACAAATGCGTTGATGCGGGAGTATTCCTCGTCAGTTGGAACCTCTCCGGCGATTCTCACACTGTATTGTTTACCCGATTGAGCTCCGGGAACCTTGATTATCGCCATTGTGTGCCCCTATTAGCCCTTGGTCGCGTCCATATCTACCCCGGAAGCTCCGCCGGTGCCATTGATCATACCTATTGCGTTATTCAAAATAACCTGACCTTGGTCAACCATATCTGGGTTCTTAGACAATGTGCCCTGTTCGATCAAGGATTGCCCAAGCTCAACCTCGGAAGCTGCCAACTTGCGAACTTGGAGAGGTGTTGGGCCGCTTGGACCACCTCCACCAGATGCACGTCGCGCAGCCGCTGCGCGTTGCATGGCCAGTTGGGCGTTCGCCATACGTGAGTTTTCGATCTCTTTCAGGATGCCCATGCGGTCAGTGTCATATTGATCACGGCTTGCACGATAAGATTGCGCACCCTGCAGACCTGCCTGTCCGAGAGCTGTGCCAAAGTTTGGCTCATTGGAACCGAGAAGACCTAGACCAACCTCAGCAAGGGCAAGCCACTTGTCCTGTTCGCGAGCTTCCTCACGACGCTTGAGCGTAGACATGAGCTCCTCTTCGTAGGTTCCAAGTTTGCCTGAGCCGCCCGAGGTTTGACCAGCAGAAGCTATGCCGCCTGAGGTTTGACCAGCAGAAGCCATGCCGCCTTGGGGCGGTGAAGTGGGCATAGCTGTGGGAGTTTGGCCAGCTTGTCGTTGAGCTTGAGGTGAAACAAATGGAGTCCCGTCGCGAGATGGAGCCATGAGATCTGCAATTCCACCCGTTGGTATTACCAAAGGTTTCCCTGTCTCAGCCCCTTCGCCAACCTTACCTCCCGGACGCAACCTGTCCGCAAAGTCGTACATTTCCGCGCCGAGTTCTGGGTTGGTTATAGAGGTTGCCCAAGCAGGAAGATCGACAAGTTTGGCAGCGCCAGAACGTGCAAGGCCCACAAGATCAGGGGTATTATCAGAGATAAAGTTTCCAACACCCGCGGCTGATTCAATCGCGATGAGGTTTGTCTCGAGAGCTTCACGTTGGTTATCCGTCAGGTCCGAACCTGCAAGTCTACGTTGGGTTTCCGCAATACGGTCACCGAGGGTTTGGGTCGGCACAGGGGCTTCTATTTTCACAGGTAAATTTTCAGATGGGAGCATGGTGTCATAAGCCTCACCCGAATCTTGTCCACCTCCCAAGTCTGCACGGCGAGATATGGCATCTTGCTGCTGCGGGGTCATCTCCGACATAAACATCCCACTTGCCGAATCGTAACGATCCACAGGCTGTGGTTCCGGCATGCGAGAAATATACTCGTTAACCGACATACCCGCCGCATTGGCGGCTGAAATCGTAGCAGGGTCATTGGCAAGGAAAGAAGCGCGCCCACCCTCAGCCATTTTCACAGGCTCTTGAGTGTTTCGGACGCCTGTGTTCTGACCCATGTTTGTCTGCGGTGCCATGGCTTGTGCCATAGAGGCGATACCTTGCTGTGGAACACCTGCGGCGTTGACCGCTTCTTCAGCTACCGTGGGCTGCATAAGTCCCTCTTGTCGCGTTGCGTCTTGGCGCATACGTTGTCTACGCTCGATCTCCCCCAGAACCATAAACTGGGGAGCTCCGCCACTTGGCGACTGCATCTCCTGCACGAGCTGTTGCTCGGAGAAATTCTTCAGTTTGTCCTGAGTGTCGAGCATATTCATCATTATGAGAACGCCTTGTAGAGGGAGAGGCCGGATAGGCCGGCTCCTGCAAGTTGTTGGAAAGCACCGGGCTGTTGAGACTGC